ATTAGGTGGTTGAAGTCTTAAGAACACCGATTGCGCTTGGTGCAGGGAATGCAAAAGCAACACGCTCAACAACTTCAATACCTTTTTGATGTGTACCGCCTAGACCAGTTGCGCCAAAGTATTCTTTGTATTCGTTTACGCTTACATCTTCACGAATTCCCATTACTGTAAATTGATTCCAGTCTGCATAAAACGCACTTGCTGTGTTTGCTGCGCTTGTTGGGAATAAAGAATCTGGCACGACGTGCATTGGACGGCCTGTTGGTGTGAAGTAAGAATTGCCTTCTAAAGCTGTTAAGCCAATTGATGCAATTTCGATTGGACGTACCATGTCAAATATTGGACGTGACCCGCCTGTTTCTTTCATTAAGAAGCCGAAAACTGATTGAGGTACAACAAACGCACCATTTGCACCAACGCCAGAATTAACACCTAAGCGCAAGTTCCACAAGTCAGTCCATGAGATTTCGCCGAAAGTATCTTTACCAGAGTTATTCGCGCCGCCTTGTCTTACAACTGTAGTTCCTGACACGCCTGTTAAGCCTGTGAAGTTTGGCGCATTACCGTCGCCGTTAAAGAATTGCTTGTCTTCTGTTTCTGCAAGTGCACGACCAAGGCCATTGATCACATAATCTAAAAACGCTGGTGTAGCGTCTTGTAATTGCTCTTCTGACACGATGGCACCAGCAACGATCTTTTTGGCTGTCATTGCAGTTGCTGTAAAGAATGATGTTGAGTCTGTAAGTGTTAAGCCAGAACCTTCGGCAACCACTGCGCCTGTGAACGCACCAGAGCTTACCAAGTTTTCAGTTTTGCCACGCATTGGATAGATTTTTGCAAGTGCTCTTGCATATCCAAAGCGATCCGCAAAATTCATGATTTCTTCAATCCAGAATTGAGGAACCGCCGCTCCGCCTTGTGTTGCTGTACCTGTGTTAAAGTTGGCACGTGTTAAATACTTTTCGTTTGCCTTTCTTGCAATATCGTCCGCAGCGCCTTCGCGTCCTTTGTGCACTGCTAGGATGTAATCTGCAATTACTCTTGCTTGATCACGACGTGAATCATGATCTGCTTTGATCCTTACATAGCCGTTCGAATTGCCTTGCACGTTTATAGGATTTGAGGCTCTTAATGTGTCTTGAACTTTTCTGTTTACAACTTCTTTTAGTTGTTCTGGTGTTACTATTAAATTTTCCATTTTTAAAATTTTCCTTTATTAATTTAGATTAAATTCATTATTTCGTCAGTTGACAATTTTGTCAACGGCTTAATATTTATCGACCTTGCGCCTTCGCTTACGATTGCTTTATTTATTATTTTATATCCGTCTTGGATCATGCTTAAGCCTTGGCCAATTTGCGCTTGTGTTGAAGCCGCAATCTTTTTACCGACTCTTTGCACGGGTGCTTGCACGCTTGCTGTTGCAACTTCTGGAGTTACTTCGACGGCTGGTTCTTCGGCTGTTGTTGGTGCAACTTCTGGTGCGTTGCCGTTCAATACTAAGAGCATCGCTTCGGCTGCTGCTAGGGTGCCAGCTTCGGCGGCTGCCGCTGCTTCTTCTTCTGCAATGCCTAGCTCATCACGTAAGTAAGTGAGGGCGGCGTCTTGCAATATTGGCAGAAAGTTATCTGTTATTGCTTGGGTTTGTTCAGGGGTTAGCATTCTGTAAACCTTTTTAAGTTTGTTGAAAATTGTTTCTAATTTAAGTTTGATTGATTTTTTAATTAAAGCCTCTCGATTTGCCGGTATTGAAACCACACTGAACTCTACTAGTTCAGATTTTGTATATACGGTAACTGTTTTGCCGTCGATTGTTTGCTCTTCGCTTTCAATTGGTATAATGCCTACCGAAACCGCACGCACATAACCAGCCGCAACCAAGTCCGCAACCTCGCAAGCCTCTTCTGTTATACGATGGAATTGCAAAGTTGCTTCTAAGTTTTCGCCATTCATCATGAAACCTAAGCATTTGCCAATCGGCCAATCGTCGGAATCATGTTGCGCCAAAACAATCGGATTGTTTAAGTATGCTGTGTAATTGATACCGCTTGGAACTATGATTGTACCGTATCGATCGACTTCTGGAGTGCTCACAACAAACGTATATATGTCTTGGATTGTTGCTTCTTGTTCGCCGTGTTCGTAATAATCTTTTTTAATAAGATCAAATTCGCGTTTTAATATATTCATTTTATAACCTTGTTTTTAGTCTTCTACTGGAAATATTTGACATCTGCAATTAACTGCATTTCCTGCACTTAAGCCCGCACCAAGTGGCCTTGTTGTTTTTTCACCACCAACTGTGAAATACCCGTCCGCTCCTTGCATTTCGCCGTCGGCTTCTCTATGTGCTGGTCGTACAAGGCCGTCCCTTTGTGTAAGCCACATCATCTTAAAGCCTAGATCTTTGTATACAGCGTGTTGCATTCCGCTTGTCACATTAGCGGCGGTGGTGTTTGCAATTGTTTTTGCACGCCCTTCGCTAAGTTGCGTAAATTTTGTCTGGAGCTTTTCTTTAAGCTCTTGTTTAGTTGCGCCAGCGTTGTTTTCAATTACTTGCACAATTTCAGCTTTCATAAAGTCAACACTTTCACGTATTTTTACCGCGGACTCATTTGCAAGATTCTTAATTTGCTCGCCCACGGTTCCTGTTAAATCCTGTTCTTTAAGATCAAAGCTTTTCAATAATTCATTTTGCACATTCAAGCAAGCCTTTTCAACTAAAGCGTTAAACTTTTCGTAATCTTGATCACTTACTTCAAGATTTGCTAAACTCAAATAACCTTTGTCAATATTTGATAAAGTTTCTTGTTTTAATTGTTGAATGATCTCTTGCACTACAGTATCAATTTTCACGCTCGATTTTTCAGTAAGTAAATCATAATCCCGCCAAAAAGCGTCTTTGCTGTCCGCTGTTATGATTGGCAATTTTGCACGCTTGTTAAATGCAAAGCTTCTTGATGCAAAAGTTGAAACCGCTTTTGGCGCGCCTACATTATCCAAAGGAATATAACCATTGCCAATAAGCGCGACATTACCGCCTTCAATTGCATCGTACCCACGCTCTTTTCTTGAATCATTGATTGTTTTGATTCCCCACTTCAATTCGAACTCTTCTTTTTTCATGTCAAGCTCTGGATCAGCATACGCATACGGAACGGGCTCGATTAAGATATCCTCTTCAAACCGTCTAAAATGCCTAGTAAACTCTTCAGCGATATAAATCGCTTCTGGATCAATTGTGTTTTGTCTAAAGATTGCAAATTGCACTTCGGCAGTTGCCCTGTTTTGAAACTCACCTGTAAGCATTCCTGGTGGCACGCCAAAGACTTGTGCAATTTGCGAGCGTGTATCCGCGCTGACTGAATCGTAGTTCACACCAAGCTCGCTTTTAGGTGGTAATTGCAATTGCATTCCACCACCAAGCAACGCACGCAACTTGTAATCTGGTAACTCTTCATTCCAAGATGCTTTGAGCTTATGCCATTCTTCAATATCAAACCTTTCTGGGAATGTTGCAATCAAAGGTGGCACGGCATTATTTGCAAAAAGCCTGTGTAAGTATTCACTCACCTCAACATCGATATTCGCATAATCCAAACAAGCGGAAACCAAACCAACGCCAAAGATATTCATGCCAACAATCTCATCAGGCCTTGCACCAGGATGAACTCTTGCCAAATGAATCATTTCATTTTCTGGAATTGGTATAACACCCTCTGAAACACTTTGATAGGTATACCCTTGAATAAAGTTATCCCCACCCATAACAACACGTACACGAGTCGGATTCAACACCCACATTTGAAGCGGTACTTTGTAACCAATTGTTGGCGTCCATATAAAAGCATTACCGTTTATTGATAACCAATTTTCGATAAAACTGAAAACTTGCGAGCGTGTGAAATACGGATTAGGATTTGCAATTAAATGCGCCGCCCAATTGTCATTGCCAACCTCTGACTTTGTAAAGTTGTACTCTTTGAACGTGTTGAACTGAATTGCACTTAATGCGTTCGCCCTGTGTTGCAAACAAGCAAACACCGTGCCACGCAAACTCATTGAAAGCTCGTTGCCTGTCGGTATTGCAGTTACTTGCCTATAAGAAGAACTCGATTGATAAGGGCGTTGCAACCTTTTGCCACTTGGTAAAATGGCATTTGAAATTCTTTGTCTGATATCGTCAAGTAAGCTCATACGTATATACTCGGAGTTTTGCGAATAGCATTGAACGCGTGACTTAACGCGTCTATATAATCGTCGTGCCTATCTTGTGGCGTTCCTGTAAAGCTCAAAAGTTCATCTGTGAATTCTGGATCTAAGTGCGTCACGTGATACACAAGCCCTTGTTCATACCTTGCTTCCACGGGTTGAAACCGTGTAATCTTGTCACGTGTTGAATGCACGCCTACAACATTCATTCGTGTGTTTCTTTTCAGTTCTTGCACCATATACGCTTGCGCTTGGTTTGATTCGACCGCAACTACGCGGGCTTGCCACTTGGATTCCATTGCAATAATTTCAGAGCCAATTTCGACAAAGCTCCAGCGTCCACGTTTTGCATCAACAATCACGATTTCACCTTGTGCAGTCGTGCCAATTGTAATGATCGCCGTATAATCTGCAGTTTCTTTTTGTGAGATCGCAAGATCGACACCAATATAATAAGCCGTGATTTGTTTGTTATCTGATAACTTGATCCAATCCCGCTTAACTTTAGACGCGGAACGGTCAACGTATTCAGCAAGAAATTCTTGAGCGAATACAATTGACGGCATCTGTTCTTTTTGGCGATCAATTTCGGATTCTTTAATCTGTCCGCCCTCGTAAGTTGAGTAATGGAACGATTGCCAATCGGAGTATATATTTGAATTTT